GCCTCCTGGTCTGCCCGCCGGAGCACATCGCCATTGGTAAAGGTCATGGTGTCGTTGGCTGTGATATCGAAGCTGCTGTAGACCACGTTGGATAGGAAGTTGTCCCCCTTGCTGGAGGCGCTGGTCCAGTCCTGGGCTGTCCAGCCGGTCTCGTCGATATACAGCGGCACCGAGAACCGCAGGTAGGTATACTGGCTGGAATCCTCCGGCAGGCTCTCATGATAGATCGTCACCTGCCGGCCACCCACCAGGAAGGTCCGGGTCTCGGGATCCGTGGTGTCTGTGATATCGTCCTCCACCTGGACGGCTGTCACCTGGCAGCCGTGGACCGGCAGGTAATAGTCGTGGCTCGTGTCATCCACGTCAAACCAGACGGTCTTCTGGGGATTGATCCGGTTCTCCGGCTGGTAGCTGTCGCCTCCGGACCCGTCGGCACTCCGGTTGATGGAGATGATCGGAGTGTATACCGCGTCGGACTGTTCCACCTTGCCGTCGGAGGTCCACAGGAGCTTTTCTCCGGTGAGCACACCGTCGTTTTCGTCCAGGCGCAGATAGATGCCTTCTGCCTTGTAGTAGAGATATTCGTCAAAGGGAAAGAAGTCTCCGTGGCCGCTGCCGTTCAGACTGATCCCGTCCACAGTCTTTACGGTCACAGGCTCCTGTTCCGGGTCAAAGTACCGGATGCTGGACCCATCCACGTAGACTGTCAGCCCCCGGTACAGGCCCTTGTAGAACCATACGTCCCGTTCCCCGGTGCCGCCGGATACCACCGTCTCCTGTCCGCCTCTGGGCCGAAGCACCCCCTCCTTGTAGAGCATGTTCAGCATATCCGGGCTCTGGGAGCTCCCCACCTCACTGGGATCGCTCCTCAGATTCAGCCCTCCGTAGAGGCTCCCGATGGACACAGAGCTCAGGCTCCTGGGGTCCGGCATTTTACTAAGCTTTACCTGCATATTTCCTCCCTGTTTTGTTCTCATGATTCGCGGTTATCCCTCGTCCCGCCGCAGCGGTAAGGCTCCTTGGTGAAGGAGTCCCCCGTCCCGCCCGCAGGCATTGCCTCCCTCTCCGAGGGAGGTGGCAGCGCTTTGCGCTGACGAAGGGAGTTATCCCCCGTCCCGCCCGCAGGCGATAGGCTCCTTGGTGAAGGAGCTGGCAGCCGTAAGGCTGACTGAGGATTGTCTACCGCAGTACGTTGTGCTGAAAACTTTCCTGTAAACGTAACTGCCTTGCCTCCGGCGGCCCAATTTCTGTGCGGCCAGAAATTGGGGAAAGAGCCGCCAAAGGCTGCGGCCTTTGGAAACCATGGGGTACACGCGTCGATAGCTGGTCTATCTTTGGGGCGCTCTTTTGATAGTCTTCTACTCGCGCAGTCTCAGCCCTCCAGGCTTCGCTGCGAACGTCCTACCGCTGTAGCTCTTAAGTCCTGACCGCTCGGGAGTGCAGCGTCAGTCGGTGGAAGAGCCTCACTCCTGCATGAGTCCCTCCACCCCCATGACATCCGTCACATAGAAGTGCTCCGCACTCAGCCGCTTCCGCATGTTGGTCAGCCGATCGTTGTACTCGTTCCGGAGGGCCGCATAGGCGAAGGAGTCATCCTGCAATACCAGCATAGCTGCCACAAAATATCCCGCCGCCATTTGGGCCTCCAGCGTTCCATCCAGTTCCAGGTCGTCGATGTCCGCCCCTGGAGCCGTGTCCAGCATCACCGGGTTTCGGTAGTACTCCAGGATCCCATCCCGCATAAGGTCATTCCGGATCAGCACCCGGTCCTTCCCGGCCATGTAGTAGCCCTTGATCCGGGTCATTCTCCCCTGCCGTACCACAGGGATCCCGTCCCCGGTCATCCTCTGGAAGTCCTCCGGCACCTTCACCGAGGTAAATCCGCCCGCCAGGGGCTCCAGGTCCTCATCCTTCGGCTCCATGACCCCCAGAAACGCCTGCCCATTTGCCGCAATGTCCATCATCGCGGAGTTCAGGAGCCCCGGGATCCGAGCCATATAGTCTCCCTGGTCATTGTAATTTCCCAGCAGCTCTGCCCCATCCGCCGAAAACCGGTCGATGAGCTGCAAGACGAAATCCCGAAATTCATAGTATTTCACAGTTCCCTCCTTTTCCCCAGCAGCCCTGCTGGACTGCTGGGGAAGCGCACATTAGCCTACGTTCAGCTTTGCTACGCCGTAGCCCACAGGCAGCTTGCCCGAGTCCACCTCCACGACCTGGATGAGGGTATCACCGGAGGAAGCAGGCGCGAGCTCCATACCGCTGGTCAGCGTGCCAGTCCACTCTGAAGGGGTGATGGCCGTTCCATAGGTCACTTCCATCTTGCTGGTGCCGGTCTTATAGTACCAGGTGTTGCCGCTGGCAGCCTGAGGCGCTACAGTAACGATGGTCTTGCCCGCGGTGACGCTGGGAATGGAACCGACCTCCAGTGTTCGCAGCACGCCGCTGCCACCGATGTAATAGATCCCGTCCACCTTGTTGTCCAGCACAAAGCAGTCGTAGATCAGGCGCCCCTCCACCTTATAGCCGCTGATGCCGGGCGGATTGTCATGGATCTTATACTCCCGCAGCTGCTGAGGTGCCACGCTGGCATAGGGATGGGTCAGAATGCAGCTGCACCCCACGGGCAGCCGAGAGGAAGGCACCCGCTTGATCTGGACACCGTCCACCTCACCAATGACACCGCTGGTCAGAAGCTTCTGGGAGCTGTCGCCATAGCGTACAAAGGAAGGATCCTGCTTGAGCAGGTTTGCAAAGCTGTAGGAGCACACCGCCACCCGGCCTGCATCCGGTGCCATGTGGTCGCCCAGGTATTCCTGTGCCTTCAGGAACAGCTCATAGGCGTTGTTCTTGGTGGGCTTGGTGGTGGAGAGGTTGCCCATAGCGCTGGCCTTAGCCGCCAGGGTCTCGAAGACGTAGGTGTCGTATTCGGGAATGCAGACCTCGTTGAGCTGCCGGGAAAGGGCCTTGTTTGCCTCCATGACCGCCTGGCTCTGGACCAGATCGCCTCGGTCGATAATAAATGTGAAGGACCGGTCCTTGGAGATCTCCAGCTTCTGTACGCTGGCCTGGAGATCAATGGCACTTCCGTACCGGTCAGCACCAGCCGTCTCCGGATGCCGTGTATAGTCGTACATGGGTGCCGTGGGCACGCTGTAGACATTGACGCTCCCCACGCCATCGAACTCGTAGGCGCTTCCCACCACGCCCGCTGCGAAGGACTCCCGCTGAAATCGCTCGTCCACCTTCGGGGAAAATTTTGTTGCCAGATTCATTGCCATATGCTTCACTCCTTATAAATTGGGCCTTTCGGCCAAGATCAACATGTTTTTTACGGATTGTTGCGTGCTTACCAATAGGGCTCGTCAAAGCCTGCCAGCATGGGATCTTCACCCTGCACACCGCCTCCGGAGACACCTTTTCTAATGGGTGCCAGTTCCGCAGCGCTCTGGTTCTGCTGATAGATCTGGTTCTGCCGCCGCAGCTCTGTAAGCTCCCGGCTGTTCTGCTCGCCCTCGTACTCCAGATAGGCCGCCAGCAGATTTTCCCCCTGTAGGTAGGCTTTCAGAACCGACTCCGGCAGCAGCCTGCCCGTCTGTTCCAGCTCAGGCCGCTTCTGCAGCAGCACCTTCAGGTCTTTGGAAAACTGCTCCTGGGAAGGCGGCGCAATATGTATCTCTTCCTCGGCCTTCGCCACACGTTCCGTGTCTTTCTCCTGTAGTTCACCGCCCGCTTCCTGGATTTTTTCCTGCTCTGCCGCCGTCTGGAAGCCCTCTGTAGGCGCTTCCTCCGATGGGATGTCTGAGCTGTTCGCAAACAATTTTTCCTCCATGGTCTTTCCTCCTTTCTTTCATATTGGAACGCCTGTTTCAGACGTTAACCTCCGTTCATTTTCATGGAAATGCTCTTGGCCAGCGCATTTTTCGCTCTGGTTGGCAGTGCTTCAAACTGGGCCTGCACATTGGAAGGCAGCTCCGATACCGCCTTGTCCTGGTCCAGACTGCCGCCTACAGTCTTGCCGCCGTCCTTAGGTGCTGCATTGATCTGCTTTTGAATACCCGCCATCTCTCGCTGCGCCTGACTGTCCGGCAGCGCAAGCCCGGCTGTCACGCCGTCCTGCCGCAGCTTCTCCAGCTTCAGCTTGTCCACCAGCTCCTGCTTTCTGGGAATCAGCTTATCCGGCACCCGCTCCAGGTAGTCAATGATGTCAATGAGCTGGGCCGAACGCAGATTGTCCAGGGTCTGCATCATGGCGATCTCGCTGTAAGCTGTGGCCGAACCCACGTCCACCCGAACATTCAGGAAAATTTTCTTGAGACGGGAAAAATCATAAAACTCCAGCACCCGTCGATTCTCGCTTTGGGTCTTCAGCATTCCCGTGTACTGGTTCATGACCGGCATTCCACTGGAAAGATCCGTTGCAACCGTCTCCATGCTCCGACTCCGGGCAATGGGCCGCATACCGTAATAGGTTCCCATCATATCCAGCAGGATCTTTACGATCTCCTCACTCCACTCGTACATGCCAGCCCGAATATTTTCAAGGGGTACCTCCGCGTTAGACTGCATGACCATAATGGCGCTGGTGTTCTCTCCGGTCACATTGCCCAGCTGCACATCCGTGACCCCCAAACACTCCTTGGTGAAGGAGACCACCTGATTGATGACCCCAATGATCTGGTTCGACATATCCGCCGGTCCCAGATTTGCCGCCACCTGATTGATGGCTTGCCCTGGCTGCAAGCCGTGCACCGCAATGCTCTGTCCGATCTCGTTGGACCACTGGCCGATCAGATCCCCATTGTATATGGTCTTTGGAAACGCCTCCAGCTGGAGATGCCGCATGACCATGGCGAACATGCTGTTGATAAAGATCTGGTTGGGAATGATCCCAGTGACCAGCGCCCTTCCGTGGTAGCAGTTCTTCTGCTTCTCCCAGTTGCCCCAGGCGATCGGATAGCAGCTCAGACCTGTGTCTACATCCTCGAAGATGCTGGCATTTCGGGTGCACTTGCTTACGTGGACCGATACGACCCGTTCCTTCACCATCTCCCCCATAAGGTCCGGCACCTTCCGCTCTGTGACCACCTTTTCATAGAGATAGATGTACATGCACTTGGCGTTCTCCTGGCCGCTGAGCTCCACCTTGCCGCCGCTGGCCACCTGCTGCCCCCAAGCCCCATCCGGCTGGATCCGGTCCGCCCCCGCCTGATCTCCTGGGTGCCGGGCAAGATACTCCTCCCGGAGATTCTGCACCGTGTCCCGGCCGATCAGAAGGATGTAGGGCTGAGCCTGGGCATCGGCAATATTCGGATTCCCGAACATGACATTCACCCCATCCACCAGCTCCATTTGGATCTCTCCCCGATAGCCGCCCGATGCGCCTCCATAGGGCAGCGCATTTGCATCCCAATAGAAGTGTGCACAGTAGTCGCCTGTCTGGGCTCCATCAAACAGTGCCTCTCGGATCCGGTATTCCAGTTTGAGCTTCTCCAGGAGGTTGTTTACCTCCGCCTGGGCAAACTCCGTAGTACTGCTTCCGCTGGGATCTCCTGCGCCGCCATCGTAGTAGGAAAGCGGCTCCAGATTCACGCTGATCCCTCCGCTGGTCACCTGAGATACCAGCACATTGGTCACACGCTTGATGATATTGAAGCTGGGCTTCGGCAGTCTGCTCATTGCCGGTGTCTGGGGCAGATGTACCCACTGATTTCCCGCATAGAACTCCGTATTGGTGTCCACCATGGTGTAGTAGTTGGGCGTCAGGCTGCTGTTGTACTGCCTGCCCTCCTCGTAGAGCTGGAACGCCCTGGTTCGCTGCTCCTTGTATTTTCTGTTCATATCTTGATCCTCCCTTCGTCCCTCGTCCCCGCCGCAGCGGTTCGGCTCCTTGGAGAAGGAGCTGTCGGCCTTTAGGCCGACTGAGGATTGACTACCGCAGTCTCTTATTCGTGAAATGTTTTCCTCTTTAGAAAGCAGCTATGATACGTTCTTTTCAATTACATAACATACTTCCTCAAGATTCTTTTGAATGTCCGTAGTATATTTGCTTTTCTGGTCGTGTGTTCTGGGTTTCTGGTATTTTGTTTCTTCATTTGATGTGCTGCTCTACATTTAACATCGTTCTTCTATTTTCATCTTCTACTTGATGTCACTGCCCTAGTCCATCCTCAGTCAGCGCTTTGGCGCTGACAGTGACCATCGGGAATGCCCTTGGGTACTCCTTCTCTAAGGAGCCTATCGCCTGCGGGCGGGACGAAAGCACCTCACTTGTACAGCTCCTCCGTCCCGCTCATCCCATAGGCCACATCTGCGTTATACTCCATCTGCATCCGAAACGCCTCCTGCTCCTCGATCAAGCGTCTGCGCTCCTGTTCGACTTCCTCAGCATTTCTCTCTTCCACACTGCATCCCGGCCTTTCCTCCCGAAAAAGTCCGCCCAGGCACAGCCCCAGCAAAAAGATCCCTGCCGACAGCAGTACCCCTGCCATTCCCATCAATAGCTCCATAGTCCCTCCTCAAAAGTATCTCCATACATTCCGTAAGGATCGTAGCACCCCGGGGCTAAAAATACCTCCTCCGGCTCTTTTGGGGGCTGTTTTGGCTGCTGCGTACCTCCATAGGCGTACAGCAGCTTGGAAAGTGCCTGACTGCTGGCGTCCACCATATCGTCGTGCTTTCCTGCGGGAAATTCCGACCACTGCCGGAGGTAGTCCTCCAGCCATTCCTCCCCCTTGGGCAGGAACACATGTCCAGTCTCAATGGCCGGAGAGACTGCGTTCACCCTTGCCACCTTGCCGCCCAGGGGCTCCACCGGAATCACGCCCACCATGTCCCGCTGCAGCGTCTGGATGATGGCGCTGCCATTGGCCTTGTCCTCGATGTACACCCGACTCGCCTGGGGGAATTGTCCCCGTACGGCCCACAGTCGTCGGACCGTGGAAGGAAAGTCCAGATGCTCATTACAGCAGTATCGGAGATAGTAGTCATTTCCCCGCTTTCCCCAGACCTGAATGGAAACATAGTCGCTGTTCTCTTCCCCTTTGAAGGCCGCGTCCACGCTGATGCACTCCGTGCCGAAGCTGGGTGTCTCCTCTGGCTGATAGTATCTCCACCAGCTTCTCCGGACCAGGTTTCCTTCCTCGGTCACCGGCGCGCACATGTATAGCGCGCTCCAGGCCCGGCCTCCACCTCTGGCATCCTGTAAGTAGGCACGTTTGAACTGCTTCAGCCACTTCTTTCCCTTGCCGATCTCCGGGCACAGGGCGTCTCCCGGCCGTCTCCCCATGGGGTCTCCCTCCTCCGCCTCCACCGGCAGGCGAATGTGGGTCACATACTGCTCTGTGCTGAGGATCCTGGCCCGCAGGTCATCCTCGTGCCAGGGTGTCATGATCAGAATGACCTTTGCCCCCGCCGAAAGCCGAGACTTCATGGAGCTGAGCCATTCTCCCCAGATGCTGTTCCTGGTGGTCTCGGAATCTGCCTCCTGCCGGTTTTTGATTGGGTCGTCAATGATCATCAGGTCCGCCGGATTGCCGGTCAGTCCCGCCATAATGCCCCTGGAGATCATGGTGCCGCCCTCTGTCAGCTCGAACCGATCCCCTCGGTCTACCTTGCCGATGGAGATATCAAAAAGCTGCTGTCCATGCTCCTTGATCTTGTCCTTATTGGCCCGCAGAAATCTCCCCGCCGTGTCCTCATTGTAGCTGACCTCGATGACCCGGCCCTGTGGGTGCTTCCCCAGATACCAGGACGGCAGCGCTTCAGTGACAGTCTTGGATTTCCCATGCTGCGGCGGCGACTCCAGGATCAGGATGTCGTAGGCGTGGCCCGTATCTGCCTCCAAAAACGCCTGGATCTTCTCTCCCACGAAGCTGGAAAATCTGGTCCGTTTCCAGGTCTCCCCATAGACGTAGCTGAGATATTCCACATAGTCCCGCCTTGCCAGCTCCCGCTGGATCAGTTCCTCCAGCACCCGCTCATAGGCTTCCTCGTTCATGTTTCCGTCTCCTTCCGATTCCTCCGCAGTTTCTTTTCCAGGCGCCGCAGCTCCTTATCTGTCATGCTGCTCAACTCTGGCAGCCGAAGGTTTTCCTCCATGTCCTGTTCCTCCGACTGCTCAGCCAGCTCCCGCAAAAATCCCATCCATTCCTTCTTGCCCTGCTTGGCCAGCTCCACGGCCTTGACCATAATGGCCTCACGCTGGGTCACCGTCGCATGCTCCGGCAGGTTCATGACCTCTCGGACACGCTCTGCCTCTTCCTCGTCCAGCACGCCAGCCAGAGCAAGCTTCGCTGCCTCCTGCCAATACTCCGCTTCTGTTTTACGCAAACCTGTTCTCCTCTTTTATTGTTCGTCATACTCTGCTGCCAGCACTGTCTCAAGGCAGCACTCACAGCCCCAGATCATGTCGGACTCGTCTATGTAATAGCTTTCGCATTCCTCCCCGCAGACCGGGCAATAAAACCGCATCGGTATTTTCCCGTCAGGAAACCCCGTCTGCTCCAGCTTTTCGACCACCGGATGGTCCCGCACCTCTTCCACCTCCTGTAGGTTTCTGTCTGTTTCCGTTTTTTCCATCGGAAGCCTGTCGAAATAAAGTACTTTTAGTGCTCTATTTCTTGAAAAAAAAGATTCATCGCCGACTGACCATAGTGGCTTGCCAGCCGTGTTTTGATCTCATCCCTTGGGATCCTTCGTCCTGCTTCATAATCCGCCAGAGATTTTTGAGAAATACCAATGGTTTTTGCCACACTTTCCAGACTTTCGTCTCCCCGAAGCGTTCTCAGTCGCTGACCAATATTCACCGCGCTCTCCCTCCTTTCATTTTTGTGCACTTTTTGTGTGCGTCTCAAATATATCACTGATCGTGCGTTTTGTCAACGCCTTTTAAACACGAAAAGTGCCTAAAACTTATTTTCACTTTTTGTGCACAATTCCATCTTGACTTGATATACCGAATGTGCTCTAATGGGTAGGAAGGAGGTTGTCTAAATGCCGAATTTTCATGAGCGTTTACGATTTCTCAGAAAGGAAAAGGGCCTGACTCAGGCCGAACTGGCTACCCAGCTGGGCATTTCCAAAAGCTCTGTCAATATGTACGAGCGTGGCGAGCGCGAGCCTGGCCTGGAAATGATGGAGTCCATCTCAGACTACTTCAACGTAGATATGGACTATCTCTACGGCCGTTCCAACACCAAGTGCCGCGATCCCCTGTCTGCCCCCAATCTTTCGCCCCTGCCGGAGACGGAAAAGCTCCCGCTATTGGGCCGTATTGCCTGCGGCGAACCGCTGCTGGCCATCGAAAATGTCGAGGACTATGTATCCGTTCCCAGTCAGTTTCATGCGGATTTTGTCCTGGAGTGCCGCGGCGACAGCATGATCGGCGCCGGCATTCGAGATGGTGATCTGGTCTATATTGCCCAGACTCCAGAGGTGATGGATGGCGAGATTGCCGCCGTACTGATCGACGACGAGGCCACCCTGAAGCGCGTCTATTACGATCGCGAACACAGTGAGCTTGCCCTCTTCGCCGAAAACCCCCGCTTCCGCACCCTGCGCTATGTAGGGGAATCCCTGAACCATATCCGCATTCTGGGCCGCGCTGTCGGCCTCTCCAGAGCGATTTGATTCCAGCCCTCCACATAAAAAAACGACTGCCGAACCGGCAGTCGTTTTTGTTATTCCTCTGTCTTTTTCAGCACGATATTCACACTGTGATACCCATCAAACTCCGTAAATATCGTAAACCTCGCGTCTTCCTCTCCGGCAGGGATGGTCATTTCATCCGTAAGGATCAGTCTGGACTCCAGGTACACCGCCACAAACAGCGTGTGCTCTCCCGCATCCAGCTCCACCCGCCGGGTCTCTCCGTTTCTCAGTGCGAAATCGCCGCCCCATTCTGGCCGACAGGTGTAGGGCTTTTTCTGTAGCTCCTGTAAAAATTCCTTTTTGTCCCGGTCCACCAGGACATAGTGCAGCAGCGCAAACCCAGCCAGGGCCCGTTCCCGATGCACGATCAGCTGTCTCATTGCAAACGCCTCCTTGTCTTTTCTTCCGCATTATAGCAGTTTAGGCCCTGAATTACAAGGGGCAGCGAAGTCTCTCTTCTCTCGTCCCCCGTCCCCGCCGCAGCGACTTGGCTCTCCCTTTGGGAGAGTCCCCAAGGGCATTCCCTTTGGTCACTGTCAGCGAAGCTGACTGAGAGGGTTAGGCTCCTTGGAGAAGCCCCCATCCAGCACATGCCGGATGGGGGCTCCTCCACACAAATCTTTACTTCTGATATCTCGTCCAGTCCGGGTCCTCAGTCATCTGGGTCCAGGTCTCGTAAACCTCGCCCTTCTGCTGATACTCGTGGCTGTTGGTGGCCTCCTGAACAGCCAGGTAGTACCACTGTGTCGTATCCAGGTTGTCGGGCCAGACCGTCATGTTCTCCAGCAGATCCTCTGTATGCTCAGGGATCCGGCAGAGCACCCGGTTGATCATGGTCATAGCCTCGGCGCGGGTGATATCATTGTCGGGGCGGAAGGTACCGTCCTCATAGCCCTGGAGCCAGCCCAGGGCTGCGGCCTTCTCGATATCCGCCTGGGCCCAGTGGCCCTCGATGTCAGAAAAGCTGCTGTTGCCGCTGGTGATGCCGGTGTCGAACCGGGCACAGACGGTAGCCAGCTCTGCTCTGGTGATAGGCTCATCTGGCGCAAACTCGGTGTCGGTCCGTCCGGTGATGATCCCCAGGGCTGTCAGCGTGGAAACTGCCTTGCAGTACCAGTCGCTCTCACTGACATCGGTGTAGGGATTTTCGGTGGTGAGATTGCCGTCCCGGATCTCATCCTTCAGCAGACGGAAGAAGATGGTTGCGATCTCCGCTCTGGTGATGCTGTCCTCAGGTCTTACGGTTCCCTCGGTGTCGCCGATCACATAGGCAAAGTGGTTGTCTCCGTTCAGCTGGTCTGGCACCGTGGCTGCCACCCAGCCTGCATAGACAGTCTTGCTGTAATTCATAGTCACGTCGGTGATGCGCTCAGTCAGCGCCTCATCTGCGTACCAGCCCGTGAATCGGTAGCCCTCCCGGACTGGCGTCTTGGTAATACTCACCTGGGTCCCAGCTGCATATTTCTCGTCCTGGTACTCTGTGCCGCCATTTGTCTCGTAGCTCAGAGTGTAGTAGATCACAGGCTTCACCGTGGGCAGTACGATCTTTTCCCACTGGGCTGTCAGGGTCACATTGCCGCCGACCGTAAAGCTCTCGTCGGCCTGATAGGTATTGGTGCCGTCGCTCCAGCCCAGGAAGGTGTATCCCTCCTTGGTCGGTGCCGCATGTACGGTCTCGGTGGTCCCATGCTTCACAGTCTCGCTGCTGGTCTGTTCGCCATTGTTGGGATCATAGGTCACTGTGACCATGTCCCTGTCATAGTAGACCTCCAGCGTCAGCAGCTGCACTGCTCTGTTTTTTGTACTCAGCAGTCCGCTGAGGGTAGATTTATAGGTGTTCACATGGTGGTATTCGATGGTCTTGGGCTCTGCTAAGACCGTTGTCCCCAGGTCACCCGCCAGGTTCTCTGTGTCGATGAGAATATAGCTGCCGTCAGCCTGCTCCTGGTAGTGCTCCACCTTGTATTTCATTTTGATTGTGTTGGTACCGATTTGGACCGCAGCCTGCCAGTTGGCCGTATAGGTGACGGTCTGCCCCGCCTGTATGCTGATCGTCTGCGTAGGCTCGGACACCACACCATCCTTGGTCCAGTTCTTCAGAACGTAGCCGTTGGCCGGCGTGACAATGACACCTGCCATGCTCGGGCTCGCGGTGCCTTCGGTGCTGTAATTGCCCTGTCCATCTGTAATGGTGA